GCCGCAGCAATATCAAATGCTGGCGCAAGGACTGGCGGCTGCGCTGGGTCTGGGTGCGGCTGGACGGGCAGATCCGGGTAACAAGTGACCCCCCATTTCACCCTTGCTGAACTGACCCGCACCGACCACCGGACGCTTGACAACACGCCAGACGCAGACGCATTAGCCAACCTGCAAAGGCTGGCAGAGTTTCTGGAGCGGGTCAGGGAGGTTCTGGGCGATAAAATGGTGATGATTACGTCTGGATATCGGTCAGCCGCAGTCAATGCAGCCTGTGGAAGCCGCGATAGCAGCCAGCATCGCGTTGGCACCGCCGCCGATATCCGAGTGCCGGGGATGAGTCCTGACGCGGTGGTGAGGGCTGTACGGGCCTCTGGGCTGGCTTATGACCAACTAATCAGGGAATTTTCAGACCCCAAAAAAGGGGGAGGTTGGACGCACATCAGCATCCCTCTGCTGACTGCGGCACCCCGCAAGATGGCTTTGATTATTGATAAAACTGGGACTAGGGAATTTTCATGACCACTGCCTCTGTAATGACCTATGACTCTTTAGTCGAGAATATCCAGTCATATCTGGAGCGCTCTGACGACGCAACCATTGAAAAAATACCTCTTTTCATTATGCTGGCGGAGCAAATTATTGCTTCCCAGATTAAGTTCTTGGGCAACATGACTGTGAACACCAGCACAATGGTGATAGGTCAGCCGATCATTGACAAGCCCGCCCGCTGGCACAAGACGGTCTCCATGAATGTCACCGTATCGGGCGAGAAACAGCCTGTATTGCTTCGCAAGTATGAGTACCTGCGTGGGTACAACCCAGACGCAACGGTGACTGGCGTGCCTGCCTATTACGGCGACTACGACTATACCCACTGGCTTGTCGCGCCCTCCCCAGACGACGATTATGAGTTTGAGGTTCTGTATTACGAGCGGATCCAGCCGCTTGACTCTTCTAACCAGACCAACTGGTTCACCATCTACGCCCCTCAGGCGTTGCTCTACGGGTCGCTGTTGCAGGCCATGCCGTTCCTCAAGAATGATGATCGTATGCCTATGTGGCAACAGAATTATGACCAAATAATCCAGACGCTAAAGGCTGAGGACTTGCAAAGAATCGGTGACCGTCAATCGACGGTTCTCGACACATAATTGGATACTTGACCATGAGTTACAACTCGCCCTTCACCGGTAACGTCGTCCAGCCAACGGATGTTTCGTATCGCGATATTTCTATAGCGAACACAAACCTTCAATTGGCGTGGCCTATCAACGGAACCACAGAAGATGATGCTGCCGCTCGTATTATGGACGTCACCACAACTGGGGTTTCTGAGTTGTGGATGCCGCCCGCTAATCAGGCTTCGGTAGGGCAGGACGCGCTGATTCGCAATACTGGCGGGGAAGATTTCACCGTCAAGGACTTTGCTGGGATCAACACAATTGTGACGGTGTTGGTAGGTGAGGCGCAGTATATCTACATCACCGACAACGCTACTGAGGAAGGTGTTTGGGGCATCATTGCTTTTGGTATTGGCTCCTCTGGCGCTGATGCCGCAACCCTTGCTGGGTACGGCCTGCTTGCAATTGGTCAGACGCTGAACCAGTCTCAGCCTGTTACAACCTTCTCCTCTAATTACACCGCGCTGACCACTGACCGATCCAACACTTATGTGTGGACTGGTGGCGCTGGCACCCTGACCCTGACCGCCGCCTCTACACTAGGCAATAACTGGTTTATGTTCTTGCGTAACAGCGGAACTGGCGCGTTGACTGCCTCAGGTTCTGGCGGAAACACGATTAACGGATCTGCCTCAATCATTCTTCAGCCGACAGACTCTTGCATTATTGTGTGCAGTGGCTCGACCTTCTACACCGTTGGCTTGGGTAAGTCTACGCAGTTTGCGTTTACCCAATTATCCAAAGCAGTTTTGACTGGGACTTACACCCTAACCGCTTCAGAGGCTTCTAACGTAATCCAAAAGTACACGGGAGCATTGACGGGAAACGTAACAATAATTGTTCCTTCAACGGTGCAGGTGTATTACATCGTGAATGAAACAACCAATGCATTTACAGTCACCATTTCCACGGGGTCTGGTGCTACAGCGGTTTTGACTGTGGGCACCCAAGCAACTCTGGTTTGCGACTCAGTCAACCTGTACAACGCAAACACCATCCTTGCCGGGTCGTCTTCAATCAGCTTGATTAATGGATCCGTTGGCGCACCGTCATTGAATTTTGCTTCAGAAACAACAACGGGTATTTATCGCGCCGCTTCGGGTGAATTCAATACGGCAATTCTTGGCGTTTTGAGATCAACAGTTTCTGCCACAGGTATTGCAATTGTTGGGACTGGAACTTTTAGTGGCGGCGTGCTTGGGGGCACATTTTGACCAAAAAAGTCTTCTCGCTGGACACTCAACCCGGAATCCAACGGGACGGAACCATTTTCGATGCGACCTGTTACGCCGACGGTCTGTGGGTTCGTTTCCAAAGAGGTCGCCCTCGCAAGATTGGTGGTTATAGGGCCATAGTTACAGATGCGCATGGGTACTCTCGCGGTATGTATGTTAACTCCGTTGACGGGAACAATCAGGTCTTCAACGGTTATGACGAAGGGCTAGAAGTCGTCAACATTGACAACGACGGCATTGGGTCTGGGATAAATCAATTCACATTCACCGGCCCGCTCTTGACGTTAAACACGCTTGTTGGTGGCTCTGGGTATGTAAACGGTTCGTACACGCTTGTCCCTTTGACGGGTGGGGCAGGATCAGGCGCAAAAGCCAGCATCACAGTTGCTGGTGGTGCAGTCACAGTTGTTACCATTACTAGTTACGGTAACGATTACGTTGTTGGGAATACATTGAGCGCCTCAAACGCCAACCTTGGCGGTTCAGGTTCTGGGTTTTCTATTGTTGTCGCTACGATCACTACTTTCACGGCAAACGATTTGAACCTGTGGCAGTTTGATTCAAGTTATGACGCGCAGGGTTCTGGCAATCAATTGTTAGTCGCGCACGCGGGTCTGAATTTGGCCCAGATTGACGCAACCGCCGTGTCGCCAGTTTTGGCAGGTTCCATTGCGGGGCTTACTTTGTCACCGCTTGTAGACTCTACTGGGACAACTCCGACCGGGGACATTATTGAGGTTTCCGGTGGCGTGGTTGTCCTCCATCCGTACATCTTTGTGTACGGGGACAATGGCCTGATCAAAAACTGCGTGGCGGGGGATCCCTACGACTGGAACGGGGCGGACTCCAACGAGACCAACGTAGCATCCACAAAAATTGTCAAAGGTCTTCCTGTGCGTGGTGGATCAAACGCGCCGTCCGGTCTGTTCTGGGCATTGGATTCGTTGATCCGCGTGTCCTATAGCCCAACCACTATTACTGTTGGCGCGACCTCGTCAACTTTCTACTGGCGCTATGACATTGTTTCTAGCCAGTCTTCGATTCTTTCCAGCCAGTCCGTGATTGAGTACGACGGCGTTTATTACTGGTGCGGATCGGATAGGTTTTTGCTTTACAACGGCACGGTCAAAGAAATTCCAAACACGTTCAATCAGAATTATTTCTTTGACAATTTGAATTACGCACAACGTCAAAAAGTATATGCAAACAAGGTTCCTCGCTTTGGAGAAATTTGGTGGTTTTTCCCATCAGGCGATTCTGAGGAATGCAACGACGCAATAATTTACAACGTGCGAGAAAATGTTTGGTACGACGTTGGTGAAGCCTTGGGCGCAAGCCGGTCTGCCGGTTACTTCTCTCAGGTTTTCCATTATCCGATCAATGCAGGCACAATCAAGACTACGCAAGATGTACTCTTCTCTGCATCTATTGCGACAACCAATGCCAGCGCGAACATTACAATCGCCCCTAATAATTTGGTTGCTGTCGGTCAATTAGTTATTTCGGCTAGTTTGCCTGCCAACAGCGTGATAAACACAATTGTTGCTACTTTGGCTTCTCCTACAGCCGTATCAGGCGTCTCTGGCGCAAGCACAATCGTTGTCAGCAGTGCTACAGGCATTTTGCGAAATCAGGCGGTGACGGGGACTGGCATAGGGGTTGGGGCTGTGGTTACAGTCATTGCGGGGACAACAATCACCCTGTCGGTTGTGAATAGCGCGACTGTATCTGGGGCGCTTTCCTTTGCTGGTTTGACTGTCACCCTGTCAAAAGTTGCTACAGCCACAACAATTGAGACGGCAACCTTTAACACCGTGGCTGATTTAATCACGTTATGGCAGCACGAAATTGGAACAGATGAGGTTGTGGCGACTGAATCAAACGCCATTGAAAGTTATTTTGAGACGTCGGATTTAGGTTGGGTGCAGGGCGGGCCTTCCCAGTCCTCCGCTGTCGGGGATAATTTCTGGCTTCGTTTGGAGCGTGTTGAGCCTGATTTTATACAGACCGGCGAAATGACTTTTAGGGTAACGGGTAGATCTTTTGCGCAATCTGAGGACGTAACGTCTGACCCTTATACATTTGATTCAGACACCGGCAAAATTGATATGCGGGAACAACGCAGAGAGATTCGATTGATTTTCAAAAGCAACGTGCAGGGTGGAAATTACCAAATGGGTAGGGTTTTGCTTAGCGCCACCGTTGGCGATGTAAGGCCGTAAAATGGCGATTGCTCTTGTCTATGACCCTCGCTATCACGACTTTGAGTCGTGGGCTTCATTGATGTGTGAGGCATATGCGGGTCAGCAGTTATCAATTCCAAACAAGCAAACAGACTGGAAAGAGTGGGCGGCGGGACTGAAGGGAATCGATGTGTTTCAGAATGAGGCGATTCCGGGGCCAGATGTCTTTGAGAATTGGCACGATTGGGCTGAAGCTGTTGTCGGCGCGGTTAATCCGAAGACCTTATGAACAATTACCAAGTGTCGGGGCTATAGGGGAAAGAAATGGCGCGAACAATACTGGCTGGCAATCGGTCGTGGACGGAAGACGAAGGGGGGAAGTGGTACGCCAACGACGGAGAACTGGGGTACTTTGACGAGAGTTTTATTAACTCTCTACCGGATTATGCTAAAAACGCCACTGCGCTTGCCCCGACTGAATTTGTTTCGCGTCCTGTCGGAACGTCCCTTGCGGACACGCCGACCTCCCTTGAAACGATGCTTCAACAGTATAACCAGAGCAACTTTGAT